CCTATCCCCTTTTGCCCAGCTTCTCTGCGGATTAACTTGTAAGTCTGATTAGCCCAATACACCCCAACTGACTTGTAAATACTCTCAATTGGTTTGTAAAGCTCATCATTCCAGAGCATTGTCCGTAAGTCCACCAAAGCCTGTCTTGGACCACGTTTCTTAATTGTACCTATCAAAGAGCTGACAACCTTATCAAGTTGTCTTTTGACTTTAGGAAAGTGTGTTTTGCCGAACTTGCGATTGGTATTCGCAAACTGCTTGGCATACTCTGTTCTCTCCTTGTCTGTCATTCATTAACCTATTTTTTAAGGCTAATCTCTTAGCCTCCATTTTAGCTTTTAGTAAGGCGCAGCACTTCTCCTTTTTAGTTATAGGATAGGTTCTGTAAACCTCACTCATTATCGAGGTCATCTTCATCCTCGTTATTTACATCACTCAAATCCATGTTTGGAGCTTCGTACTCGCTAAATGGCATACCATCTTGCGTAGTAATCCAAGGCTCATCAAAAATGGGGTTTTCTATTCTTTCTAATCCCAACAGCATCCTTTGCTCGTTAGGGCTAAGGGCTTTGAGGTCTTTAATCCATCCTGATTTTTCGACTACATCCTCTTGCAGTTCTGTAAATACGGTATGGTCAAAGTCTATATAAACATTCTGGCCTTTGTATCCCCAGTCTGTTTGTAGCTTTCTATTAAAGTGGTTACGGAATGATACTAGGGCAGGCATGGCACAACGAGTTGTAAGTGCCTTTTCAGCCTCTCTGACATTGTTATATGTGCTAGACTCAGAATCACCCACCAACTGACTAGGCACACCATAAACCGAGCTAAATCGCTTCAAATCCCATTTCTCAGAATCAATGATAGATAGCTCTACCGGGTTAAGCCCAACAGACTGCCATCCCATCTTGTAACCAGAGACACCAATGCGGCCCCAGTTTTCTGATCCTACCCACTCGCCTTTGCCTACAAGTTTACTTTTAATAGCTTCTACTTGCTTTCTTGTATCGGCAACATCTACCCCGCCATTGATAACTCTTGGGTCATCGACATAAAGAACACCCTTTACACCTTGATTTTCGAGCATGGCAGCACTGGCCTTGATAGCCGAGTTAGACCTGCTTAATCTGCGTAAAGCAGCTTTCAGAGGGCTCATACCATAAAGGTGCGCCCCATTGATATCCCAGTCGTAGTTTTGGTATTTATCGTGTAAGACCTGGCCTTTAGGGAATAAAGCATTAGAAAGGACCGGTATCATATACCCCTCTTCAACGATGGGGAACATATTAGTCGAAGCAATGATATTTACCTCTTGGTAGGGTAGATTGTGCAACTGATAAGGCTTGCCTTGATTGGCTCCCATGTCGAGCATCTGAGCCCAAACACAGCGGCCACCAGTTATCAGCTTATATCCAGTAGAATTTGCGACTAGGTCTTGGAATGTTTCGTAATCGTTAGGGTATCGTAAAAGCTCAGTCAGTCTATCAACATAAATAGGCTCTAAGGCTTTCTTCTTATACCCCATTGCCTTTTGAAAGTCCTCGGTAGAGATGTCCTTTTTTCTCATTAAGCCCTGATACGACTTAAATGCAGCCTCATCGACAACCTTGTAGGTAGTCCAGTCGGGCAGCTTTACTTTGTCTGTGATTAGGGTTATTGTAGAGTAAAGGATATCATTAACCTGATAACCGTCTCTTATATAGTTAGTTCTGTTATCGCTGATGCCAACAAAAGTGCCCCCAGTTACCTGATAGGAAGCAAAAGGCTGGCCTATCGGCATCATCGGCACCGCTTTCTTAGTTAACGCATCCCACGCATCTTTTATTCTACCCACTTTCTTTATTTTACCAAGCCATCACCTCGAATCGGGGCTTGTTTAGTTTCGTGTAAATTGCATACCGCATCGAATCGCATAAGTGATCCCACATCTTGACTGGCTGCTCGTCTGCATGAACCTTGCCATTTTTATCAACTTTCCACTTGTAGGACCTAATCTCTTTAATCAGGTTCGTGCTATCAGGGGTAACGATTAAAGGCTGGCTCTTGACCTTTTGGATGCCTGCATAAACATCCTTTTCGGCTGGCTTTGCATTGTACCCAGCTCTGACCAGTTCCTCAATAGTCTTAGGCTCGGCAGCATCACAGTAAATCTCATCGGACCTCTTAATGTTTAGTACCTTTAGCCTTTCTATTAAATCGGTGGTAGTTAGCTTAGTTTCGTAAAGCATCTCCTTGACAAAGGTTTGTTTTTCGTGAAACCCTACCTTGACTAAAGCAGTTGGTACTGAGTAGCCAAAGTCTAAGCCATAAACCGTTTCACACTCATCCGGGAACTGACCTTGCCTCCAATGGGTGTAGATAATCTCTGAGGACTTACCCCTTTCTCCCAACCCAAAGACTTTCCAGAGGTTCTCGTCTGCATCTTTCAGACTTTCAATCTCCGCTATCTGCTCACTTGGCAAGAAGGGATTGTCTTTATAGGTTGAATGGATTAAGAGGTTAGTTTCTCTATCAGCGACATCGTACACCCAGCTCATCTCATCGACTGGGTTAAAGTCTAAAAAGATGGTCTGCTTGGTTCTAAGGGCTAACTGCTGGTAAATCGAGTGAGGCAATAGATTTGCCTCGTTTATATACAGTATGTCTCGCCCTGGTCCTCTAACCTTACCCGAGTCCTCAGCCCCAAAGAACTCTATATAAGAGCCATTAGGGTAGTGATAGACATTGTCGGTCTTGTTAAAATTGTCATCTGAGTAGATGCCAGCATCTTCGAGTATCTTTAGGATATCTCGCCTAGCACCTCTCTTTAGATGAGGTAATGATGGACTAACCACCGAAATCGTTACTTTTTCCTTGTGCGGTATGTAAAGAGCTATTAATTGCCCTATCGAGTAAGTCTTGCCTGATCTTGTAGAACCCTGGTTAGCGATAACCCGGTGTTTCCGCAAATCGTAGGCTTCCTTGTTTCTCTCAAAGACATTTGTATATTTAACTTTGACTGTCCTCATCGGCAGCCTTTTCAAATATTATTTTAACACCACCCGAATGATTAAGGTCCACAGTTTGTTTTGACTTACCGTAGGCCCTATCCAACAAAACTTCAGCAGCCCTTACATCTCCTTTGGCTGCCTTTGCCCTTAAAGCCATTAATATAGCTTTAGCGGCCTCAATTCCGTCTTTATCTTCTCCAAGTACATCGGCTAATAACTCGTCTAATTTGGGCAGCTTTTTGGGCCTGCCGTTCTTCTCTGGCTGATTCTCACTAGTGAACTGAGTGGCAGGATTTCCGCTTTTACCTTTCTCAAATGGCATATTCCGTAACTACTCCGTTTTTTTTGATGATTAGGCTCGGGTCAAGTTTATGCATCCTGTCTATTATTACCTGACAATACTTTGGGTCTAACTCTATTCCGTAGCACTTTCTTTTTGTTTGGTGTGATGCTACCATTGTTGTTCCAGAGCCAAGAAATAAATCTAAAATGTTATTACCTGCTTTGTAATTATTAAAAGACCATACAACTAAAGCAATAGGCTTTTGCGTAGGATGTACTCTTTTTTCTCCCATCTCGCTACCTTTAATCATTCCGTGCCATTGATGTCTAAATATATCTACTTTAACTTTTTTATTAACAAATGCTAATTCTGCTCCGCTAAAAGTATCACCTTCTCTTTGCTTATCCCATACTAACCATCCAAATCCATTTGGCAAACAAGATGAATAATAATTTGCACCCCAAAAAATCATTGTTGCATCAACAAATAAAGATTGACATAAATTAAAAGCATCTACTGCAACAGTTACATCATTATCTCCTAATATTTCTCCAAAATCATTTTCTTTAGCACTTCCTTTAATTCCCTTACCGCTATGGCTTATCCCGTATGGAGGGTCAGTAAATACCATATCGGCCTTCTCCCCATTCATTAATTTAGCTACTTGGTCGCTATCCGTACTATCTCCACAAAGTAAACGATGCTCTCCTATCTCAAATAAATCCCCTAAAACTATGTCAGTCTGGACCGTTTCAGGTACTTCAAAGTCATCTTCCTCAGCCTCTAATACTTTTGCTTCGTAATCAGGAATGTCTAAGCCCCAATCGGTTAGCTTTTCTACATCCCATTCATTAGCCAGCACATCCCACTCCCACTCGCCAAAGCCTACATTGTCTTTGATGATAAATTCTTTCTGTTGTTCGGGTGTCAAAGAACTGGCCTTTATAATCGGCACTTCTTTTAGTCCAGCTTCTATGCAGGCCTTAAGCCTCATATTGCCGCCTAAAACGACCATTTCGTCGTTTACAACTATTGGCCTAATTTCCAACATCTGAGGAAACTCTTGGATGCTTTTTACAAGTTTTTTAAACTTGTCATCCTTTATTACCCTGGGATTGTCTTTATTTAGCCTTAGTTCAGTTATTGCTGTGATCTGAATCTGTGGCATGGCTTATACAAAAAAGCCCTC